TAGCCATAATTATTCATCCTTTTTACTCTTAGAAAATGTGTCAACAGCCGTAGTGTATACACTCCAGGCATCTGGAACAGGAATATCCTCATCAACATCACGATCAGTTTTATCTGTTTTAAACTTCACAGGATCTAAATTTTCATGATGAGGCCATGGTTCAGGAGTTGGTACACGGTGCATTATAGTTTTCATAAGTTCCTCACCTTCCTCATCCGGAACACCATGAGTTGATAAGGGTTCGGGTTTTTCAGCCTCATCTGCTTCTGTAGCTACTCCAGAGTTAAGATTAATGTTACCACCATCAACAGCAGTATTTGCTGCCTTAATATGGGTATCGCCACCTGACGTAAATTTATGTGTCCCTCCACTATTTAAATCATAATTCCCACCTGTCTTATCCAAACGATTGCCATCAATAGTAGTGTTAACATTGCCTTTGATATGATTTGTCTGATTCTTATCAACTATTAAAATTTGATCTTTTCCCACTTCAGTTTGCATTTTTTCAGCCACTTTAATATTGAGATTGCGTCCACATTCTATGTTGATATCGCGATCAGAATAAAAATTAAAATCATTTTTGGTATGGACGCTAATACTATCTTCTGCATAGATATCTATTTTTCCATCACTGGTCAATTCTATCCAACTAGTCCCTCGAGCGTTGCCAATATAAATCAAATCTTCACTGTTATGTAATAATATTTGATGGCCAGTTCTAGTTCTTAATCTTATTAATTCATTATGTGGAATAGTGACTTCGCCTTTTTCATCCTCTTCCACGCTGGCATATTCTGGTGGCCCATCTGTTGGCTTGGTCTTTCTTACAAATTTGTCATCGCCGTCGTCCATGACAAAACTTGATCCTCCCAGTCTATTAACATAGACAGTATTTTCATGTTCTTTTGGCCCAACCTTTCCCTTGGGGCCGTTTTTATCAATTGGTCCCGGAGTACTGATACCAAAAACAGCGCTGGGCCACTCTCTTCTAGCACTACTAGTAGTAATTCCCCTAATATCATCTAACAATAACCCTTGTTCTTTCAATATGTCGGCAAAGGGATGTTTGGGCTTTTTTACTTTGGTGGTATCAGTTCCAATTTGATCTTGAGTTCTTTTATTGTATTCGGCCACAGGGATTCTAGCTTGCCGACCTTTTTTATCACCCTCGGCCTCTTCATCTGTAGTGTATATGGTAGCAGCATACCCCGGAGTCATAAAATTCATATCTGAGTCTTGCACTCCACCAATCCAATATCCTCTTTTAGGATCTCCGCCTATGAATATTACTACTACCATAGCACCCACATCAGGAGGAATCATCCACATACCATAACTTTTTTGAGTGGTTTCGTAGCTTTCTTCATCTTTGATGTAGTCAATACTAGACGTTCCTAAAAAAGGACTTAGATATTTTACCTGTCGTAATTGACCCTCAGCTTTTGGGCTGTCTCCTACTTCGGAGAATAGTTGAACTTTTAATGTCCCCATATACCCGGGATCTAAGTGGCTGATCACTTTGGCTAAGAAAGGTCCTGCACTATTTTCTGGTTTTTTGTTTATTGGATCTCGTTGTTCAAGCTTTGACATTTTTATGGCCCTCCCTCTACATCTTCATATTCATCCCCTTGATCATCTGACGGTGCTGGTGGCGGCTCGTTAGCTATTTGGGTAGCTAGTGTCGGGGCTTTAGAATTGCTACTTTGTTTTTCTGTGTCTTGATTCGGCATCTTCATTAATTTAAGATCTTGTGTAAAAATCCCTTTGTTAAAATTATTAAAAACTTCACCTACTCTATATAACCCACTAAATTGTGGAACTACTTTTCCCTTACCAAATTCGTATCTGCCAGTGGTTTGATCTATGTCCACTGGATTTCTAAAATTCACTCTAATAAAAACTTCACTACTTTGATAGTTTATTGCCCCATCGGCATTGATCCCTTTTAAATTAGTATTTTGTGCTGTATAGTTACCCATGCCACTGTCGCCCAAATAAAACGGATCACCTAATATTTTTAAATTTAATTCTATCATGTCCACGCCTGAATTTATGGCATCATTAAAACTTCTTGCAGCCAATGTGCCTGCATCGTCGTCAGCAGTACCGCCAACGACCCCGTTAGTCTCAGTTTTTAATCCACTAGCACTGACTATGACACTATCCACAGGCAATAATTCTGAGCCAGATCCACCAGACTCTACCTCCTTTCCCGAATCTTGTTTTTCGTCGGGCACTGCTTCAGACCCTACTTGTGATTTAGTCTCGACACCCACGTTATTTTTCCCTAAATCAGCTGATAATTGTTTGTAAAAACTATTATTAAATTCTATATTAAATTCTAAGATGTCTAGATTTTTTGATGTATAGATATAATTATATTCTTTAATGGCTGTTCTTTTTAATTGTTCAATGCCCTTAGGTTTGTCAGTAGGTGATAAAAATCTACTACTGTGGATATATGTTGGAACCACCCTATAAACTGCCAATGTAGGATATCGACCTATTTTTTTAAGAGTGTCATCCCCATCCAAAAGATAAAGTTGTGTTTCTACTTTCCACCAAGGTACCCAGCCGTCATCAGTAATATTATCCAATGCCTGTCGTCCATATTGACTGGACAATACTATTTCGTTTATCATAGTTGGTATGCTAGATCCTTTGGTAAATTCAGCCATCCCCTTTGATTTTTCTATTTTGATATTGCCTCTTTTAAATACACCTGCTTTTTCATCATAGACATCCTCTTCTATGCCAAATTTTAGTTTGGCTTTTTGTAAATCACCAAATCCCATAGTGGACAGCCCCATAGGATTAACATTGTCGTTTTGAACAAGATTTTCGCCATCTTCTGCCGGTTCCACACCCAATTTCTTATTAAGATCTCCGCCACCCCCGCCACCACCAGAAGGTTCCGTAGTGGCCCCAGTAGGGTCAGAGTTATCTTCTGAAGCACCGTCACCGTTGCTTGTCTTAGTATCAGCAGGGAAAAGAATTAATACTTTGTCCTGATTGGGATTATTACTATCCTTAGCTACATCTTTTCCAGCATCATTTAATTGCCATTGTAAACTTTGAGGGCCTTTTTGTAACATTTCCTGTACATTACTGCCCTGTATGTTGACATTTCTTTTGGCATTACTTATGACTGTGTTATAAGCCTGCTCGTTCCAAGGTATGGCCGTACACTCATAATAACAGCCGCCGCCGTCCACTTTCATACTGATGTTCATAATCTTTAAAGGAAAATACTTGGTGGCTTTTGGTAATTTAACTTTTTGTTTATATTGATCTAAATGGCCTGTAAATTCTAATCTAAGCATTAAGGGAACACCATTCCAAGCACCGTATCCCGATTTGGCCACTGCCACCTGTAATGCTTGAAAGAATAATCCTATGCTATAAGGCTCTAGTATTTTAAAAGAAATCGAATTAGCATTAGTATTTCCGGTATTTTTGTCTAAGCCGGTGATTCCGCCAATTCTAACATTATCTATGAAAAATTCAAATTTTCCTGAGGGGTCAGCTGCTGATATATAATTTGTTAATACAATTCTATTATCAGGATCTCCGCTGCCACTTTTTAACAGTATATCCCCCGTAACACCCTTTCTATAAGTTTCATCTGGGAAATTCAAATCATTTTTTCTCAAAACCCATAAAGTCCAGATATAATTGAAACTGGCATATTGGTGCAGCACATTTGCAAATGGGGGCTTTCCTTTTACTTGTTCTACTTCAACACTTTTTTTCAATATGCTATTAATAGCTAGTTCTTGCGGAGTTTCTGAATAATCAACCTCTGGATCTGGTTGGCCCTCTGTTTGTGATACATCACTAGACCCGCCATCCATACCTGATAATACAGAATCTTTGGTAGAATCTAATAAATCTGTATCATTCCCGGCACCAGAAACAACATCTACATCATCTAACTGAGTGCCATTATCATCATCTGAATCAGGATCTATAGTGGCAGAGTCGTCAATATCAAACATATTAGGCGCCCAACACTTTAATTAAGCTAGAATTTTTTGGAATATAAATTTGAACTCCTGGTATAAAATCAAAGATAGGATCTTGCAAGATATTTAGATTACGCTGTATAAACACCCACCAAAGATCTGGTGTTCCGTATAAATCATAACTTAATAAATCAGGTCTATAACTATATTGACTTTCTATTGTATATAAAAAATCATCTTTTTCGGCACTAACTGGTCTAATTTTTAATATACCAAGATAATTTCTACTAATAGGCGTATTAAACCATGGACTTGATGAACTATAAGTAGCCATTATACATATCCTTTACCAACATACCCGCCTTGAACGAAAGTACTTAAACTAAATTTTCTAACTTGCTCTCGACTATATATGGGTTTCAAACTCACTGTTATTGAACTATTAGTAGGCACATGATTTTCTCCCGTTGCACCTCCGCTTACTCCAATATAATCAACG